AGGTATAGGAGAGTTTTTATCAAATAAAGCAAGTGAAGCTTTAATGAGAGGTAGTGGAATTGAATTTCAAACCAAACAAGATAGACAAGAAGGAAGAGAACAACAAAAATATGGTAAGTTTGCGGGTGGTTATCTTACAACTGAAGAACGCCAACAGGCAAGTGCTGACTGGAGAGCAGAACAAACTTTAGCCCAAGAACAAAGAGAAATAGAATACGAACGACAAAGAAGACAGGCTGAAAAAGATAAAAAACAAAATAAACGAGAAGTAAATGCTGGTCCATTTGCCTTTTTAGTTGGTGGTCAAATGGGTTCATATTCAATGAGTGGTGGTACAGGTTTTAAAAAAGTTGGTTTAAGCAGAACAGGTAATTTTGTAGCTTCTCAAGCATTACAATCACAACCATATTCAGAAAATTTCCAATTTAGAAATATGTTTCCACCAACATTTACGGGACATATGTTATAATAATATCTCTCTTAATTATATATGTTAACCGACCAACAGCTTTTTGATTTAGCTGATGCAATGGAATATAAATTAGAACGAGTATGTTTTAAAGACGAACTCTGTGAAAAACCATTAAAATTTAATGTAGGATATATTATTAATTTAGAAGATAGTATGGATAAAGAAGGTAATGATAATCAAGGAACACATTGGGTTGCATTACAAGTAAATAAGTATCCATCAAATTTAATCGAACCAATTTATTTTGATTCATATGGAGCGCCTCCAGCCGAAGCAATTAAAAAATTTGTTGAAAAAGGAATTGGTAAATCATATCTACCTTATACAGATTCAGACATACAAGCATTAATGAATTCAGCTTGTGGTTGGTATTGTAGTGCATTTTTATATTGGATAAATAAATTTGATGGAAGAAGTCAAGATTTATATAGTGATACAGAAGCATTTATTGAATTATTTGATGACCTTAATAAATCTAATAATTTCAAAAAAAATGAATTTATATTAAAACATTTCTTTAGAAGTAAAGACCCAAATAAACGAGTAGCTATTGATGTATCAGCAGACATTCATAGTATTGAAGGCGAAAATTTAGAAGGAACAAAAATACCAGCAGTTATGCAAGAGGTATTTCCAAATGCATAATTTGTCTCCTAATATAAATGTATCCAATAACAAAATCACAATATGAAACAGCAAACAGATTAGGTTTAGAAATATTTAGTAGTGATAAACCAAAATATAAATTAGATGTTTATAAAGATGGTGATTATATTACAAGTATAGGAGCAAAATCTTATAAAGATTTCTATATATATTTTAAAGAAAATCCTGAACTCGCTTACAATAGGAGACAAGCTTATTATAATAGACATAAAAAAAATATATTAAATGGAGGTAGAGGATTGTTATCTTGGTTATTATTATGGAATGGATTATAATCTATTACTAATATAATGGGTCCAAAAAGTAAAATAATGAATTTTTTACAAGGTAGAAAAGAAGATATTGAAAAAACAGTTAGTGGCGTTGCTTTTGGTGCATCTGATTTTGCACCATCTGTAAGAAATTTATTAAAAAAATATGGAAATAATATGGTTCAAGAAATGACAGTTGGACGAACACCCGTTGCATCAGGAATAACAACAGCAATTAATATTGTAAGTCAAGGAGGATTCAAAAAAAATCAAGATGAATTAAAATATGAAAGATTATTCCATTTATTTGTAAATTTAAGATTAGAAGGTAATATAAAATTACGATTAGAAAAGAATGAAGTAATTACTCTTTCTGATGGCTGGAATAAAGAAGCGGAAGGACAATATGAACCAATTGATGTTAATAAACAAGTTTCTTTAGGTCAGTTATTAACAAACACAAAAAATCAAATGGGACCTCAATTCTTTTCATATGATTCTGCTTCAAACAATTGTCAAGATTTTATATTAAATGTATTAACTTCAAATGGTTTAGGAAATGATACAAATTATGCATTTATTAAACAAGACACAGAATCTTTATTTAAGAATTTAGACAAGACCAAATTTATTGCGAAAGCCGTAACGGAATTTGGGGCAAGATTTAATATAGCAACTCAAGGAGGCTATATAGCAAATAATGAAGCATATAATGCAAAAAATGCTACAAAAGGTAAAGGAAATAAAATATCTACTAATAATATAATGCCTCATAAAAAGTTATTAAAAGGATCGCCAGAGGCAAAAGCATTTATGGCGTCAATCAGAGCAAAACGAATGAAAGGCGGACAAGTCTCGGAAGATTTAAAAGAAAACGCTGGAGATAATGCTGAAATACTTATGGATGGTATGACACAAAAAGCAATTGAAAAATTAAAATTAGGAAAAGGTATTAAAGGACGAGTTGTAAAAAAAGGAAAAATGTTAATGGACGCAAGAGATGATTTAATGGACGAAATTGATGGAGGTAATGTATCTAAATCTCTAAAAAGAAATGCTGGTAAAAATACTCAACACATTATGGATGCATTAGTTGAAAAAGCTGTAGAAAAACTAAAAATCAAAGGAGGTACTGTTTCTAAAGATTTAAAAGTAAATGCTGGTGCTAATACAAGCAAACTTCTTGATGCTCTTGTTGCAAAAACAATTGAAAAACTAAAAATTAAAGGCGGAACGGTATCTGAAGGTCTTAAAGAAAATGCTGGTGAAAATGCTGAAATACTTATGGACGGTATGACCCAAAAAGCAATTGAAAAACTAAAATTAAAAGGTGGTAAATTAGTAATGCCAAACGGTGATGTAGGTATGGGCGGATATGGTGTGACTATTCATCAACATCATCATCATCATTATGGTTCCAAAGGAATGGGTTTAGAAGCTGGTATGGGCTTAAAAGCTGGTGAAGGTGTTAATCGCCTTAAAAAGGCTAATCGTTGGACTGGCTTTATTGGAGATACTTATCAAGGAGTAGCTCAAGCTGTCAAACCTGTTGCAAAGCCAATTTTCCAAGCAGGAACTGATTACGCTGTTGAGCAAATAAATCCTGAAACACCAGAAGATTACTTCTCATATTATATGATGTAATCATTTTTAAACAAAATAAAAGATAATCATTAATTTTACATTATACAATAATGTAAAATTAAGTATTTAAACAAATAATATGAAAATAAAGCTTAATAATTGAATAATAATTAGATTATTATATAAGGATTTTAATAAAAAATTTTTTATTTAGTCTTTATACAATAATAATCAATTTTTTAGTGATTTCTTAACTTAAAGATGTTTAAATCGTTATAAATACTTAACTTTAGATTATTTCTATATAAAAATATAATATAATGTAAATTTAATGGTTAATTTGTATAAATTTTTGGAAAGAATTGATTTTGAACCACCAGATGATGACATTCAAAAATTATGTGATTATTTTAATGGAACTTTAGGAAAATATCCAAAGTATTTTAGATTCTTAAAATCAGATTATAATAATTATTTAAAAGAATTATCTTTTACTAATATAAATGAGTTGGAGTGTTGCTTGTCAGACTGATCGTCCATATTTATATGTAATTGCTTATTATGATTTTGTTGAATCAAGACATCTTTATTGTAATCATATTGGATTTGGTAAAAAAACATTTGTATGGTATTTGAATGAAGAAGATTATTTAGAAGATATTCATTTACCTTATTGGAGACAGTATGGTAAATTATTAAACACTTCTAATGGTATATATATAAATAATGATACTCCATTTATAAATGAAATATTACCTGTTGTATTAGAAGTTGTTGAACCAGTTGTAGAAGTTGTTGAAGTCTTACCAGAAGTTGCAACTGAGATGTATAATAATTTTGGAGTTACTGAAGTCGAGGAGACAAATGCTACTGAAGAGGTTGTAAATCTTGAATCGGTATAAGATAGTGTAGAACTTCTGCACCACATCTACTATCAAGTATATTTGTTCTTTTATAACTATTAAATTTATTATCATCATTATTAATGTAATATATCCCATTTAGATAATTAAATATGAATACTTGTTTTTTGTCTCCTATTACTTTATGTATTGGTAAAATTGTAGTTGAATAAGATGAAGACATACATCGTCTTGATTTTAATTCATATGTTGTATTATCCTCATCAATCCAATCATATTTTTCATATGTTGTTGTTTTCTTCAAATCTTTTTTAAAGAAATCAACTAATCTTTTATATACTAAATCTTCTTGTTTTAATCCAAATTCAATATCCTTTGATTTATACATATATTTCTTAAAGATAAAAAAGTTATTGATTAACTTTATATTAGTTGAGAAATATACTCTCTCCTTTTATTTCCTAATTAAAGATTTAGATTAAACTTAATAATTATTATATCTTGTTAAATTATATGGAAGTTAAAGATTACATTAAAAAGAAACGTCCAAACTTATCAGATTCATCTATTACAACCTATAGTTCTATTTTAAGATCATTATATAAAAAAATATATGGAGAAGGAGTTGTTAATTTTGATAAATTTAATGATTCAAAAAAGGTTCTTGATTTTCTAAAAGATGAACCTCCTAATAAAAGGAAAACTGTTTTGTCTGCTTTAGTAATTATTACAGATGATAAAGATTACAGAGATAAGATGCTTTCTGATGTACGGGATTATAATCAAGAAATTTCAAAACAAGAGAAAACTCCAGAACAAGAAGCCAATTGGGTAAATACAGATGATGTCCGTAAAGTGTTTGATGTTGTTAAGGCAGATGCTATTGCATTAATGAAAAAGAAACAAACATTAAAACCTATAGAATTACAAGAAATCCAAAATTATATTATACTATGTCTCCTTTCTGGAATCTTTATTCCGCCAAGACGTTCAAAAGATTTCTGTGATTTCAAAATTAAAAATATAGATGAAAATATGAATTATATGACAAAAGGTAAATTAGTATTTAATTCATATAAAACAGCAAAGTGTTATGGAAAACAAGAAGTCGAAATTCCAAAGCCATTACAAAAAATATTAAACGATTGGTGTAAAATTAATCCTACTGATTGGCTTCTGTTTGATAGCAATATGAATCCATTAACTCCTGTAAAATTAAATCAAAGGTTTAATAAGATCTTCGGCGGAAAAAAGGTAAGTGTGAATGCAATGAGGCACAGTTATTTAACTGGTAAATTTGGTGATACAATTGCAAAAAATAAACAGATTGATGAAACTATGAGCGAGATGGGTTCAAGCAAGGCTATGCTGACAAGTTATGTCAAGAATGATTAAACTTTTATTAATTCAATTAGTTTGTCATCAATTTTGTCATTTGTAACATTTTGATTTTGGAAATATCCTTCATATTGAGACAAGCACTCATTTAATATTAAATGCCCATCATTCTCTTGTCGTTGTTCCCGTTTCAAACTTAATATATTATTTATTTTCATACTTAATAGATAATAATTTTTATAACTTGTCATATTTAGGTCAATCCATTTATTTATATTCAAATATAAACTGATTGACTGAATAGCACTTACAAAAAATGATAATATGCAATTTAAAATACTTATAGTTGGTTGATTTAGATAAGATGACAAACCAACAGCAAAAATACTGTTTAATCCTGAAATTATAATTATAGGAATGCTGAAGAATTTTTGTTTCTCCAAAAGGACTATATAGTTTTTTTTGCAGATTTCACATTGTTGAGTGCAATTAATTGCTATTTTTTTAAGATTTGCTTCAATTTCGCTGTTCCAATTTTCATTAGAATGATTACTTAAGTCCAATGGGTCTAATTGATGATTTACTTCTAATACTGGAATGTTCAAAGGATTCATTATAAAGAGTTTATATTTTAATATCCAATCGCAATATATATTATTTGTCTGGTTGTTGCAATATTAAATGATGCCCCAAATCCAAGATGTGGTGAAACACCTACTGGTTGAGATAATATTACAGTAGTTGCGTTAGTATTTAAAGAACAAGCAATTATAATAGGCACACACAAAGCACTGAAT